CTATATTTCTTAATATATCCATTTAATAATATTAAGGATAAAAATAATTATTTTAATATTATATTATCAAACATACTTTTATAATAACTTTCGAGACTCTCTTCTGGATTCATTTGTTCTTCATATACACTTCTTGGAATATATTTAATAATTATTTTTTCTTTATCACATGTATTGGATTTTTTACTATAATATCCCTGAACTATAAGTATAGTACCTATAAAAAGTATAAATATTGCTATTGCTTTCATTCTTAATAATGTAGAATAGAATTATTTTATATAAAATATACTATTACACGTCTTTATATCGATGCTATATAATTATTAAATAATATGTTATATTATTAAGAATATGGAAAATATTTATATAGTTTTCATAGAATATGATAAAACTGCTGCTAAAATTTCACCTATCAAGTGTTCTTTTAAAAATATAATTAAAAACTCAATTAAATCTCTTAACAAAAATATTTATTATTATAATAATCAAGGAATTGAAAAAATTACCTCAAATGATACGCTTTTAGATGAGATAATTAGAAAAAATAAGGAATTAAATATAAATGTATCATCAGTGTCATCACCAACTATTTCATTTATAATAATTACTTCTAATGATAAGACTCCTTATAATGATAAGACTCCTTATTATGTAATAAATTGTGATATTGATTCTATTGGTAGACTTACAACATCTATTAATAAAAATATAACAAATTTAATATCAAATTTAATATCAAATATAAATTATAATAATAAAAAAGAGAAAATTCGACAACAACAACCACTACTACAACTACTACTACCAGAAGTGCCCTCTACACGCACACCCGCACCCGCACCCGCACCCGCACAACTACCAGATAAAACAGTAAAATTAACACGGATTGCCGAATTACAATTATGATTTTAATATTAGTTTAGATTTTGCTGGCTCCATGCATCTACTTTATCTAATTCTTCTGTAATACTTGATAATTCGACATTATTCTTAGTATCTTCTTCTACTACTACTTCAGACCCTTCGGATGAAGGGACAGGAGCAGCATTTGAAGCAAAAGATTGTTTTCTTGATTCAAAAATAACATCGCGATTATCCATATTTTTCTTATATTCTTTCATTAGTGTATTTAGTTGAGTTTCAGCATATTCTTGATTTTCAAGACTTTCTGGATTTGGTGACCACGGACACCAACAACCTACTTGAGCAATATATATATTAAATTTGTTATCGATTTTCTTCAAAAATTCGCAACGATTTTTTGCTTCTTCGATAGTATCAAATGTACCTCTGACTTTAATTCCTCTAATAGAGGTAATAAAGTTATTATCAATATGGTATTTTTTTTCTAATTCTTCGTTATTAACAGATTTATAGAAATTGAATTGTTCGTTTAGTTCTTTATAATCAAAAATATAATTATTATTTTCTTCAATAGTATTAATCATATCTTTTTGTTCTGGAAATTTTTCTTTTATTGATTCAATAAAAGATTTCATATCATTACTAAATTTTTCAATAAATTTACTAAAAATATATACATCCTTATTTACAATAACATCTTCGGGGCTAAGAAAGGAAACCAATACGAAATTCTGTCCTCTAATAGGTTTATCTTCATCTAAATAATCTACCTCTTTTGTTGAAACAAGTTCTGCCATCTCTTTTAATATATATATATTATATATTTTTTAATCTTATATATATTTTATTAGAATATATAATTAGAATTATTAAAATGAGTACATAATTAAAAAATATTTAGAAATTTATAAAAACTTTTAAAACTTTAAGAAAAAATAAATTATGTACTCATTTTATTAAATAATTACAATGAAGGAATAATTTTATAATTCAATTCAACGCATATTTTTTTCCATATTTGATCTTGAACGTATAATTTTTCTCGACTTTTCAATAAAGGAAAATATTTCAAATACTCGTTTAATCCTAATATTTGAAAAAATTTATATAAAACATAACTATAAGACAGAAAGTTTTTCCTATCTTTCGGACAATGTTTTAAAAATGGAGCTTGAATACTTCTAAACATATTACATAACTTATCTTCTAATTCGGGACTAAATTGAGGTGTTGGGATGCCATTAATTCTATTAATTATATAATTAATATGTTCATAATATTTATTTATTCTTAATCTTTTTAAAATATCTCTCATTTTTAAATAAGTTATCTTCTTTAAATCTGTAATCTTCTCTTTTTTAATTTCTATTAAAATTCTTTCAAATATTTCATCAGGTATATCCGTACTTTCTTTCCCTTGAACTTGATTACACCATTCTCTAAAATGATTTATTCTTTTATAACAAAAATGAGATGTGTCCTTGGTATTTTGTTTTAATATGGGTCTATTTTGCTCTACTAATAATAATTCTTGATATCCGCAAAAATTACATACTATTATAGCATCATATTGAAGACACGTCATGGTATTCTTACATACTTTGCAAATTTCTATATTTTCTTCTTCAACATTTCTAATATATTTATTATTAATTATAGCCATATATTTATCTACTAAAACACTTTTATCGTGTATAGTGTTATTATCAACACCTTTATCTTCTTTAAGATTATTAGAATATATATCACCTTTGTCTTTATTATCTTCACAACTATATAATTTTTCATCGTTTACTTCGTTTACATCGTCTACTTCGTTTACTTCGTCTACTTCGTCTACTTCGTTTACCTCATTCTTTTTATCATTTATATTATTTAATGCCTCTAAAATATTTTTTGTATTAACATTTATACATTTTTTTTTGCTATCTTTTTTATATATTTTTGATTTATTATTAGAATCTTTTAAATAATTCGTATGTTGATTAATATCTGATTGTTTGTTTACTGTATCATAATATTGAAATAATATATCACTCGTATTTTTATAATATTCTATTTCATCTAACTTGTTTAATTCGTTTAATTTTGATTTAATATCTAATATTTCTTCGCTCAACTCTATATTACTAAACCATAATTTTGTATTTAATTCCTTGTCATTTGTACTATTTATTATATTTAATATATTATTTTTCTTATCTACGCATATATTAAGTTTATTATTATAATATAATTTTTCCTTATCACTTTTTTCGAAGTCTTTTATGATATTATTATGCATAGCATCTAATGTAAATGTTTCATTTATATCAGCTGATACCTTTTTTTTTGATGACTTCTCTTTAAACATCATTATATTTGAATTATAAATATTAAGGTTTATATATAAAATAAAATTAAGTTTGTGTTATATAATCTATATTTTTTTCTCCTCTAATAGTATAAAGAATATAGCGTAAATGGGTGGTGGTCTTCTTCAATTAGTTGCTTATGGTGCCCAGGATGTTTATTTAACCGGTAATCCTCAAATTACCTTTTTCAAAGTAGTTTATCGTCGTCATACTAACTTCGCTATGGAAGCTATTCAACAAACTTTTAACGGAAATGTAGGATATGGAAATACTGTAACTTGTCAAATATCACGCAATGGCGATTTAATTAACCGCATGTATTTACAAGTTTCCGTGCCAAAAAGAACTGGTACTACTGCTACCGACTCATATGTCAACTTCTTAGGTCTTCGTTTAATTAAATCTGTTGTTATTGAAATAGGTGGTCAACAAATAGATAAACATTATTCTGATTGGTTATACATATGGAATGAATTATCTTTACCTATAGGCAAAAGATATGCTTATGAAACTATGGTAGGTGCCGATAAAGATATATTATCAACCAGAGATAGTACTCTATATATACCATTAGAATTCTGGTTTTGCCGCAACGTAGGTCTATCATTACCTTTAATAGCTCTACAATATCACGAAGTTAAAGTTAAAATAGAATTTGAATCTAAGGTCAATTGTATTTTATCAGGCACTACTGCTGATAATATAGCTAATATAACTAACGCATCTTTATGGGTTGACTACATATTCTTAGATACTGATGAACGCAGAAGATTTGCCCAATTATCACACGAATATTTAATCGAGCAATTACAATTTACTGGTTCAGAAACTCTTAATAAAGGTACTAATAGAATTAAATTAAACTTCAATCATCCTTGTAAAGAATTAATTTGGGTTGCTAAAAGCAAAGGAGCTTTCAAAAAAGACAGATGGTATGATTATAATTTTGTCTCATCACCTGTTACTGAAGAAAACGCACTAAGTAGAACAAGCAATTATATATACCAAGTTGACCCTGCTGAATTCAAAAATCCCTTAAAAAGTGCTATTTTACAATTAAATGGCAATGATCGTTTCGCCGTTAGAGAAGGATTATATTTCACTCACGTACAACCTTATCAACATCACACCAATGTACCTGTTAATAACCCTATCAACGTATATTCTTTTGCCTTAAAACCCGAAGAACATCAACCAAGTGGCACACTAAACATGTCTCGTATTGATACTGCCACCTTAATGATTGAAGCTGAAGACCCTGGTTCAACAGCAACCAATTATACATACGATGGTATTAATATATACGCGGTTAACTATAACGTATTACGTATATTATCCGGAATGGGTGGTTTAGCTTATTCTAACTAATTTAATAAATGTGTTATATATTTTCCTTTTTTTTTTCTCCTCTAATAGTATAAAGAATATAGCGTAAATGGGTGGTGGTCTTCTTCAATTAGTTGCTTATGGTGCCCAGGATGTTTATTTAACCGGTAATCCTCAAATTACCTTTTTCAAAGTAGTTTATCGTCGTCATACTAACTTCGCTATTGAAGCCATTCAACAAACCTTTAACGGAACTCCTACTTTTGGCAATCGCGTAACTTGCCAAATATCAAGAAATGGTGATTTAATACATCGTGTATATTTATCAATAATTGATTATACTTCAACGGGAACAGTTTGTCCTTATTTCGGCCTTCGTTTAATCAACTATGTCGAAATTGAAATAGGTGGTCAAAAGATAGATAAACACTATTCTCACTGGATGTATGTATGGAATGAACTTTCATTACCTCATCCTAAAAAAGAAGCTTACAAAACTATGGTAGGAGCTAATAATACACTTGCTGCTCTCACCAAAGCCAATTTATATATACCATTAGAATTCTGGTTTTGCCGCAACGTTGGTTTAGCACTACCTTTAATTGCTCTCCAATATCACGAAGTTAAAATTAATATTTTATTTGAAGATAAAATTAAATGCCAAGGATCCACTACTGCTATTGCTGAATTATCATCTGTGAATTTATGGGTAGATTATATATTCTTAGACACTGATGAACGCAGAAGATTTGCCCAATTATCACATGAATATTTAATAGAACAACTTCAATTTACTGGTTCCGAAACTATAACCGGAAAAAGCATGAAACCTAAATTATCTTTCAATCATCCTTGCAAAGAATTAGTATGGTTCTGCTCTTCAGATTTTGACACCAATCAAGATGTTAAAAATAAAAATTGGGTTAACTATTCTACTGAAGTTAACGGCTATGCCGGTGCTGTGTCTGAACTATATAAACCAACCAGTGCTATAACTTCTACAAATCCTATTGAAAGTGCTAAACTTGTATTAAACGGCAATGATCGCTTTTCATCAAGACCCGGTTCTTACTTTAACTTAATACAACCCTATCAACATCACGAAAATATTCCATCTAACCCCGGAATAAATGTTTATTCATTCGCTTTAAAACCCGAAGAACATCAACCAAGTGGCACACTAAACATGTCGCGTATAGATACTGCTGTTCTAAATTTAGAATTAGATACTATCTTTGCTGCTACCACTTTTGCCAAAAACCTCAATGTATACGCGGTTAATTATAACGTACTACGTATATTATCGGGTATGGGTGGTTTAGCTTATTCTAATTAAATAATTTATTACATTACTAAATTTATAAATAATAAATGTTGTTAAATGCTATAATATTCCTTTTTTTTTTCTCCTCTAATAGTATAAAGAATATAGCGTAAATGGGTGGTGGTCTTCTTCAATTAGTTGCTTATGGTGCCCAGGATGTTTATTTAACTGGTAATCCTCAAATTACCTTTTTCAAAGTAGTTTATCGTCGTCATACTAACTTCGCTATTGAAGCTATAGAACAAACAGCTACCGGAAGCAATTCACTTGGTTCTCGTGCTACTTTTCAGTTAACTCGCAACGGAGATTTAATACATCGTATTTACTTCTATGGAAAAATTAAAAATAATTCAACCGCAAGCGTAGCTTTAGTTCCTAATTTTGGACAAAAATTATTAAAAACAATTGAACTTGAAATAGGTGGCCAACGTATAGACAAACATTATTCCGAATGGTTATATATATGGAACGAATTATCTCTTCCTTATGGCAAACGCGAGGGTTATTATAAAATGATTGGTGGAAACAAAGAAAATGCTTGTACTTTACTTGCAACAACAAAATCATATGAATTATATGTGCCTCTCGAATTCTGGTTTTGCCGCAATGTAGGTCTCGCTTTACCTTTAATCGCATTACAATATCACGAAGTCAAAATTAATGTAGAATATGAATCACAATCTAATTTAATTGATAAATCAACAAAAAATTCTACTTTTGAAGCAGCTACTGTAAAAAATTCTACTTATACCGGTCCTAATATAGTTCTCGACGCTCCAAAATTATGGGTTGATTATATATTCTTAGATACTGATGAACGCAGAAGATTTGCTCAATTATCTCATGAATATTTAATAGAACAACTTCAATTTACCGGAACCGACAATATAACTGCTTCTGCTAATGAAGATGGTATGAAAAGTATGCGTATGAATTTCAATCACCCTTGTAAAGAACTTGTATGGGCTATTAAAAAAACTGACACTGATGTTTATTGGAATAACTTTTCAACAGCAAAACCATTGGATTTGAATGATGCTACAGCATCACCTAATGATTATATTGCTTCAGAAAATCCTGTTATGCAAGCTAAAATAATGCTTAACGGCAATGATCGCTTCTCGCAAAGAAAAGGAGATTATTTCTCTTTAGTACAACCTTATCAACATCACGAAAATACCCCCGACGATTACCACAAAGGTATAAACGTTTATTCCTTTGCTATTAAACCCGAAGAACATCAACCAAGTGGAACTTTAAATATGTCTCGTATAGATACTGCTGTTCTATCATTATCTTCCAAAATCGAAGGTTCAATACATATATATGCTGTAAATTACAACGTTCTTAGAATATTATCCGGTATGGGTGGCCTCGCTTATTCTAATTAAATATTCTATTTGTTGATATCCATAATAGAATATTTTCATTTTTCAATTTATAATTATTGTCAATAGATAATATTATATTATATAAAATTTTTGATATTTGTATTGATGTCTTATGGATATCTTTATTTGACCAATTATTTTTATTTCTTTCATTAAAATAATATGAAATAATATCTTCTAAATAAGGCAAGCACCTTTTATTCATTGAATTGGTATATTTATACGCATTTATTTTATATCTCATATACAAATATTCTTTATCTGTAAGACTTTTGTAGTAGTTTTTAAAACTTTTCTTAATCTTATTTATTGTTTTATTATAATCATTATTAAGCTCATAACTAATTTTTTTAATTAAATAATATTTTAACATATCACAATTATACTTGTTTCTCTTTTCTCTCACTATACTTTTGAAATTTGTCTCATTTTTAACAAATATATTAGACGACTTATTTATCTCACTCAACTTTTTGAGTTCACAATAGCCTTGCAAATACTTAGCAATATTTGCAATGTAATCCTTATCAGTAAAGTTCATAATAGTATGTTAGGCTTTAGCTTTATACTGCTTTGTAAATTAACATTCTAATAGAAAATAATCATTTTTTATATAATATTTGTATAATAAAATGATAAAAAATAGAAAAATAATATATAATATATAAATTATTGCCATTTTCAGGCATTTGCTAATAATGCATTAATCGTCTCCAAGAATTACCTCTTTCATATATGGTTCTAAAATTTCATTTATTACTATTTCAGGCTTAAAATCATCGTAAAGCATGAATATTTTTAGAAGTTGTTCTGAAAATCCGGAAATAATTGCGGTCCCTTCTGTATCGCAATTTACAGGAAAGACTTCGCGGCTATCTGAATTAAGATTCCAAAATATAAACTTAGGAGCATCGTAATTTTTGTCATTATATTTCTTAATTATAGTTTTATATACTGTTTCTAAATTGCGAGAATTATTAGAAGCATTATTAAACTGCATATCAGTAAATACAAACATTTTCTTAGGCATATTTTCTTTAGGTACATTAAACAGATTAGCATAATTAATAATCAATTGATTACATTTGATAAAATCCGTACTAAATCCATAATTTGTTTTTAAGATAATTTTAATACTATCTAAAAGCTTAGGAATATCATTTTCTACATCAGACAATTTAATTATTTCAGGTTCTTCACTAAATGTAATTAATTTATTATTAAATTGTCCCTGACAACATACAGCTGTAATGATGCCTAAAGCAATGGCTACTTGTGCCGGAATGCTTCCATTTGCTGCATGAAACATAGACCCTGAAAGATCTACAATAGAGATAGAATTGTTTAAATTTCCAGACTTTTTAACATTTTCTACTATTGTTCTCCATTGAAGTTCTGTAGTTTCACATTCTACAATATTATCAAAGTTTACAATATCGCCATTAGAATCTTTAATATAATTAGCAACTAACTCGTGTGGAAGAATTCCTTTAACATTAATTTTTTTCTTATTATTTCTTACATCTTCAAGATATTTTTTATATCTCTGTTCATCATGTTTAAGAAATGTATTTTTTAATTTATTAGAAGCAACAGAAGGAACCTTTTCATAATCAATATCTCCCCACATTTCAGCACACAATTTTGCTTCAACTATATCAATTTGTTTTCTCAAAGGTACCAAGTATTCAGTTCTGTACTTCTCCATTTTATGTATATCCTTACTTCCATAAAGTATCGAAGCAATTTTCTTAGCATATTGTCTTTTTTTATCATACTTATCATTTTCACTCGAAGCCCATTTTGCACAAAGAGAAACACTTTTATTATTCTCCAAATTTATTTTATCTTCCATTAATTTATCAGCAAATAATCCGAGTTCGTAATTATGGTCCTTACTCTTTAACTTATATGCAATATAATTAAGGTCTTTCCAACACCCATATTTTTCAACATATTTTCTAATATTAAAAACATATGTACTAAATTTATTTTTTCTTAACCACAACATAGCGTCGTTTGAAACTCTTTTTTCTTTTTTTCCCTTATCCCTGTCACGACCATTAAAGATAATAGCTATTGTTTTTTTTGGGTCTTCCTTCCAGCATTTCTCCAAATAATCGTAACTCGTATTGATATCTAAGTCTCTCATAAATAACATAAAATAATCTACAATAACATTATTTGTTGTCTTTAGTGATACACCTCCATTATTAGTTAATGTTATATTAGTTAAAGAATCCGAGGGATCTGAGGCTTCTACTAAAGAAGCCGAAACAGCATGAGTATTAACGTTATCGCAATAATCCATATTATTATTATATAATAGTTATGTATTTATATCAATTTTTATATAAATATATAAAAAAATAAAAAAATTAATTAAAATTTAATTTTTAAGCAGCTGCGGCTTGAGCTTGTTTGCTGGCGGAAGGCGGGAAATGATGAGAAATTAATTTTTGTAGAATGAAATAATTAATATCTTCTTTATCGCCGACATTTAGAATTTTTTTAAGTTTATCATCGGGAAGAATAAATCGTTTATTTTCTGGTTTATTGAGATTGTGTTCTTTCACATAAGTATTGATAAAGCGGGTAATATCGGTGCGTGATTTTTCAGTTCCATGGGGAACGCCGATAAAATCACACAATTCATCGGAAATCTTGTTGGGTTTAGCAAAACCAGATGGTGAATTTTTAGCATTTTGACGTTTCTTTTGTGCTTTTTCGATAATTTTTTGTTGCTTATCATATTCTTTGCTTAAAACTTTTAGTAGAGCTTGAACTTCCTTGAAACTTACAAAAAGAGTGTTTACTTTCTCGATAATAGTGCTTACAAGATTATCCTTGGGTGCTTCTTCGGTATTAGCAGGAACATTCTCTTGTTCAACATTATCGGGGACTACAGCAACACTTTTAGGTAGTTTAGCATCTTTTAGTACAACTGGTTTATCAGTAGTTACCTTAGCAGAAACATTTTTTTTAACTTGTTGTTTTGCTTCTGTTAGAGATGGCTGAGAAACGGGTTGTTGTGTTTGTACTGGTGGTACAGGAGTAGTAGGAGCTGCTTTTTTTGGTTGTGCCATTATATATTCTATTTATGATTACATATATTATTATATGTTTATATCATTTTATAACATCATAATTATATTTTATTTATAATAGTTAAAACAAATGAAAATAAAACGCATTGGCTCTTATACTATTGGATTTAAATATTATAAAAATGATGATGAAATTACTGATGTAAAATTATTAGAAAAAATTAAAAATATGAAAATACCCCCTGCTTATCAAAATGTAACAATCGTTAATAATAAAAAAATATTAGCATATGGTTATGATAGCAAAAATAGAAAACAAGTTATATACAATAGTGAATATATAAAAAAACAAAATAGCCAAAAATATGATAAAATAGAAGATTATGAAAAGTATTTTTTAAAAATTAAAAATGCTATTGCTAAAGATATTAAATCTACAAATGAAAAAATTAAAATAATAGCAATGATTATAACATTAATATTATCTTGTGGATTTAGAATTGGTAATAAAAAATATGAAAAAGAAAACAATTCGCACGGATTAACTACATTAAAATTTTCACATATAAGTATATGCGATGATAAAAAAAACCTGATAATATTTGATTTTATTGGGAAAAAAGGAGTACAGAATAAAGCAATATGTAATAATAAATATATATATAATTATTTATTAAATAAACTAATAAATATACAAGAAAAAAATGAAGATATTAATAATCAATATATATTTTCATATAAAGATACATGTGTAAATTCAAACGATGTTAATAGATATTTAGAAAATAAACTTAAAGTTAAAATAACTACAAAAGATTTAAGGACTTGGAATGCAAACAATTTATTTATTAATTTTTTCAATAAATCAATTGATTGTAAAAATCCAATAAAAAAAGCATTAGAATTTACAGCAAATAAATTACACAACACACCCTCAGTATGTAAGAATAGTTATATAGATCCTAAAATAATTGAAAAAGCAAAAAATCAAATAATTAATAAAAATTGACTTTTTTATTATTATATAATAATAAGATATAATTATTATAGAATAGATAATGGATATTGATATAGTTAATGCAAACATTGAAGAAATGTTATCTTGTAGAGGCGACGACATGTCTATATTTAAAGAGCACTTATTATCAATGAATAAAGAAGATTTTGAAACAGATAGAAATGTTATTGATATTCAAACTTCCAATACTTCCGTAATTTATGCACTTACTAAAAAATTAAGAAAAACAATAATTGATGAATTGAAAGAAAAAATAAAAGATAGTAATACAAATATCCAAGATTTTATAAGTAAATATGGTTCAAAAAATAATATAATATTAATTTTCAATAATGAATCTATATCTACGGCTGTTAAAGCATTACTAAATAAATATGATAAATTATTTCAAAAAAATGGTGGTCAGTTGCAATATTTCACATTACGTCAATTAATGTTTAATCCTACAAAACATGAATATGTTCCTATTCATACTAAACTTACAGAGGAAGAAGTAAAAGAATTTATGAAAGAATATATGACAAGAACTAAAATACATATGCATGTTATTTTACAAAGTGATCCTATTGCTAAATGGATTGGATTAAAACACGGAGATATAGTTAAAATTAATAGATATAATGAAAATAGCGGAGAATCTTTTTCGTATAGATCTTGTATTTAAAAATATAATATATTTTAAAATAATAGAGTAGTAAATAATTAAGTATAATGACAACTTTACTGGATACTAAAACTATTCAAATATATTCTGATTTATACATAAATTTAAAAAGGATTAGTGCAAATATTAAAGGAAATGCTAATAAGGATAATTCTTTATCATATGCATCAACTCGAGATTATGATAATTCAAAAAAATTTTTTGACGCTGTATACGACGCATTATTAAATATAACAACGTATTCTGACATATCAGCTGTATATCCATTAGCTTCACTATTAACTGTTTCAGATAATAGTGGGAATACTACTACTTCTATGTCTGAAGAAATTTTTAAAAACACTTTAGAGAATTGTTTTAGTTTAAACATAGAACAAAGTTTTTATACATCAGGACCATCTGGTAGCGTTGGAAACACACTATTAGGTGCATTAAATTCAGGAACTAAAAAACAGCATTTGCTTTATTATAATAAAATAAGTTCAAATGCACAAGCTTTTGATGAAAAACGTGTAAGACAAATATATTATACTATTTTTTTATTAGATGTTTATATTAATATTGTTGAAGCTTTTTTAAGTATTAATTTAAATGAAGACAAAGATAGAAATAGAAATATATGGGATAATACAATTGTAAATATTGCTGACGAAGCAACTTATACTGCAAATCATTTAGAAAATACAAATTTATTTACATATGCTAATCTAAATAATTCGCAGATACCAAGTGCTAAAATAATTAAAAATTATAAAGATATACATATAGTATGCAACCAATTATATACTAATGCACAACAAGGTATGTTTATTAATACACCTATAGCTGGTTCGGAACATAAACAAGGTAAAAATGGGTTATATTTATATATTGGTGATAAATTTAATAAACAAAGTTCATTTAATTATTTTAAAGAAAATCATACAGCAGCTCGTGATGCTACAAGACCATCAAGTGATAGTATTAAACTAACCTCCCAAACTACAAAAACAACTACATTTTCTGATAGATACGGAACTTTACATGATGGTATGCTTTACTCATCGGCAGACGCAAAATTTACATATGGTATTTTAGAATATTCTTTCAATAATGAATCATCTGGGGATTACACAGATACTAAAAAACCTTATCAAAAATTAATAAGAATGTTTCTTATAATGATTAGAAATATTAAATATGATAATTTATCAATTACATTAGAATATTTAAAATTTTATTTACATTCTTTAAAAACATTTTTATTAATGTCGATAAACGCAATTAATATTTATCATAATTTAGCATGGTCATTGTCAAACTGTCTTGTATTAAATTATCCTGATTATAAAAAACAGAATTTTATAAAGTATATTTCAGATACTATTAATTTAAATGATGGTTCATTAAGTTTAGCAACAACTTATTCTAATTTAAGTACTTCATATTACCAAAATTCTGATAATTTTGTTTATTATATAACAGGAAAGGATATATCAGCAACAACTACACAAAATTTTAAAACAGCTCTTGATTATAATATAAGTAAGATTGAAAATGAAATTGATAAAATAAAAACTGTTATTCCAATTAAAAATAGATATAATTATGCCGCTGAACCTACAGAATTAATATTTAACACATTTACTTATGATAATACCACTAAAAAGATTTCTGGAACTACAACTATGTCTCTTACAAAAGCTAAATTAATTAATGATCAATTTAATACAAGGAAAAATTATTTACTATATATTCCCGATTATAATATTAAATCGAGAATTTCTAAGATTGATGTATCTTCGTCAGGACAACCAGAAATAATCATAGAAGAAGCCCCAACAGAATTAACAAGTAGCGGTACTGCTTCTGGTAATATATATACACATAATCAAAAATCCGTATATTTATTTGCTATTGGAATATCAGAATTAGAAGATAAAAATATAAATTTATCTAATAATATAAATAATTTTGAAAATAATATTAATCATAATAAAACTAAAATTTTAAATAATAAGTCTATATTTGACGCAAATAAATCAAAGAATAAAATATTATATTACGAATTATTAATATTTACATTAATAATTATATTTATAATATTTACATTAATTGTTATAAATATTGCTAAAGTTGAAATAGGTTTAATGAAAATGATATCCTTGATATGTTTCGGTACACTTATTATATTATTATCATTATATTATATAATTAATACATTATATATTGATGAAAGTTATATTGAAACTTTTACAACTACCGGAACCATGACAACATCTTATACAAATACTCTATGTCCTGTAAATTGTGTTAATCCTACAAAAACTGCTCCTGCTGTCAATGAAAAATTAGAGAATGATGAACAATATAAAACAGCAAAACAAACTTATGTTAGAAATAGGTTAACAACACCAGCAACTGATTTAATTAATTTAATTAAATTATCATATACATATTCAGATACACAAACCTTATTTAATAAAGAGTATGAATTAAATTCATTAATAACACATAAATATAATGATAAGAATTATGTTAATAGTTTTCTTGAAAATAAAACAAATGATGCTAATATAAATACTGATATGATTAAATATGAAAATGCAAATTATAGTGTTACACTATTTTCAATTATATTATTAGGTACAATTATAGTTAGTTTTTACAATATTAACCTTTTTACAAATAATAAATATATGGGATTATTATTTTTAATTGCTATCATTTTAATAATTATATTATTTACCTATTATTTGATAAATATTAACAAAATTGTTAGAACTATATCTTCTAACTATTATTGGGGTAAAGAATTTGAAAAAACATACGAAAGTTTTGAAAATCAAGAAAATTCTAATAGTGGTACAAATTCTAATAGCGGCACCGAAGTAATATGCGATTTACCGGTATTAAGAAATAATAGATTATATTTTAATTGCGGAAATACTCAAACAGAAACATCTTCAATGCAACAAATGGGTAGTGGCGAATCATCTTCAGGAAGTGGTTCAGGAAGTGGTTCAGGAAGTGGTTCAGGAAGTGGTTCAGGAAGTGGTTCGGGTAGCGGAAATATGCAACAAAATACAGGTTCTGGCTCATCAAATACTAAACAAAATATGATGGAATTATTAAGCTAATTACAGATATAATAAATATTCTGTATAATAAATTTTTTTTCTAATATAAAAAATACTTATGAATAATTCTATATATTATTAAAATGGCAATAAACAAACAAGGTAAAGAATATAAAAAGATCTGTGAAGAAGATATTGAGGAAGATGATGATGAAGACGAAGATGAAGAAGATGAAGACGACGAAGAAGATGATGAAGAAGAAGATGATGAAGAAGAAGATGAAGAAGAAGATGAAGAAGAAGATGAAGAAGATGAAGAAGATGAAGAAGATGAAAAAGAAGAATGCGAATGTAAAAATTATATCAATAATGAAGATGAAAAATATAAATGTGTAAGTGATAATATAGTATATAATAATAATTTTAATAAATTTCAAGATGAAGATGATGAAAATACAAATAACATGATATATTTAATAGTTAAACCAAAAAATAATATAATACAAAATTCTATAAATTTAAAGAAACATCCGATACAAAAGAAAAATTATAAATTTTATAATAGATATAGCACAATAGAAAAGAAGTTTTTTGATATTTTACCTGAAAATGATAAAAATGAAATAATTAATATCGAAGAAGATGTTGATAATAGTTCAATCCTAACCGATGTACCAATTCGTTTTAAAATACTTAACGCTGATATTAATGTAAGAACAAAAAAAAGTATAATAAATAAAATTGAACATTTTAATAAAATGAATAGTAATTCATCGGAATATTATAAATTAAGCACGTGGTTATTAGCATTAAATAATATACCATTCAATAAATTTTATGAAATACCTATTAAAATTACTGACGGAAATGATTTTATCTGCAAATCTTTAAATAATATTAGATCACAAATGGATGAAAAAATATTCGGGCATAAAGATGCTAAAGAACAAATTATAAGAGTTCTTGCCCAATTAATATCATTTCCAAAAGCTTATGGTTATATTATAGGAATACAAGGAAGTGCTGGTGTAGGTAAAACAAAATTAATTAAAGAAGGGATATGTAATGCTTTAAATTATCCAAATGTATTTATATCCCTAAGCGGTACTGATGATTCGTCTTTTCTAAAAGGACATTCTTATACATACGAAGGTTCGTGTTATGGTAAAATTTGCGAATCATTAATGAAAACGGGAATCATGAATCCATTAATATTGTTTGATGAATTAGACAAGGTATCTAATACATACAAAGGTCAAGAAATTATAAATACATTGATACATATAACAGATCCTGTCCAAAATGATAAATTTAATGATAGATATTTTGAAGAAATAGATATTAATCTATCTCGAGCAATGATTATATTTACATATAATGACGAATCGCAGATAAATCCAATTTTAAAAGATAGAATGATAGTTATAAATGTCAACGGATATAATACTGATGAAAAAATAATATTAGCTAAAGATTATATAATCCCAGAAATTTTAAAACAATATAATTTAAATAAGAATGATATATTGTTTTCAAATGAATTATTAAAATATATTATCAATGATATTGAAAAAGAAGAAGGTGTTCGTAATTTAAAAAGAGCTATAAATAATATTACTTCGTGGATTAATATGATGATATATGTTCCTATTGATTCTATTAAAATCTCATTACCTTTCAATGTAACTAATAATTTTTATGATACATATTGTAAAAAAAAATATAATAACACTACGTATAATTATAATACATTATATACATAATAAAAAATATTTTGTTTATTTTATTTTTCTTTCAGTTGTATTAGAATATAAATATTAAATTATAATGTCTGCAAATTTTATGAAAAAAGATTCTCCAAATACATTTTTATTTTTTGGATGTTGGAATAATATTAATTGTGATAATAAATATTTATATCGCGATATAATTTTATATACAATAAAAGAATTTGAATTATATACAGATAAGGTATTTATAGCAGGTGATAACTGGTATAATTTTATTACAAATAATAACGAAGTCTTAAACAAAATTATAAGTAACGATGAAAGCGATTTGGCAGCTATGAACGCAAAAGATTTAACAAATTATGTAACACCTATTTTAATATCTGGATATTATTCTTTATATAATATGAATAAAGACGTGTATATGTGTGTTGGTAATCATGATGAAACACAAGATAACCAAGATAAAATTGATGGATTAGAACTACCGAGTAATAAAGATTGTATGATAACAACTCAAAAATTTTTCAATGCTAAAATAAAGAATACCGAATATCGTAATTTTAATAAATTTAATTACAACAATTATAATAATGATGAAGAAAATAATCCTGTTTTTAAATTTATAAATTCTGTTTCAACAGATGATTATGCTAATGAATTAAATTTAGAAAATTTAAACGATAAATATAAAGAAGAATTGAAAAAGCAAGATATAAATGATCCTAATTTTAATTCCAAAGAAATAATGTTATATAGTGGCGATGATATAGAAATAAAATCATTTGATAATTATATGGTTTTAATAATAAATACTAATAATTTTACAAATCATAATTATATTTCAATTATTAAAAATAAATTAAATGAAGCTTTAAGAAATGAATTAAATAATTATTATACAAAATTAGAAGAAGAATCTGATTTTGTTGATAGTTTATCACAATTTCCCGGAAATTATTCGATAAAAGATATAATAAATATAATAAAAAAACAAGTGTTTGTAATGGGTCATTTTCCATTATTTTATTTAAAGCCTGATAAAAATGGTGAGGATATATTTACCAAAAATTTGGAGATTACAAATGAAACATTTGATAAATTTTATAAATTACTTGCTGATTTTAATTGTATTTATTTATGTGCTGATTGTCATAATTTTAATATTATGAAGATAACAAAAGGTGATGAAAGTGTAATACAGATAATGTCTGGAACCGGTGGAGCAAATCCTGATATAATTGAAGAAGTTGTTGGTGACGAAGAAAAAAATATATTATCCGGAAGTACTACTTATGACGTTGTTGATAATGACACTGGAAAATTTGTTAGTAGATATAATATTGAATATAATACAATAAATTCATATGGATATTGTAAAATTATATTAAATAAAACCAAAGATAAATATATAAAAACTAATGTAGTATATAATCAGCTTGTAAAAGCAGAACAAAAAAAAGATGAAACAAAAGGTGAAATAGATAATAATAAGATACATTATATTAAATATTATCATATTATTGAAGATAATAATGTAATTTTTTATAAAAAACAAAAAGATATAGCACCTTTAATTTTAAAACAAAGTTTTATAGAAGAAATTGCTAAAACTTCACAATATAACAAAGCAGTGTATTGTAAAGCCGATTATATTACAATGAATCATGTAATTAAAAGTAAAAGTAAAAATACAATTACTAATCATCCAAAAATATGCTTTAATAAAAAATATAAAAATAAAAAAAATAAAATAGGTAAAAAAGATAAAGAAGGGAAAGAAGGAAAAGAAAGTAAAAAATATAAAGATGGAGAAGAAGGAAATGATAGTATAAAGGATATAGAAGGAGAAGGAGGAAAAGAAAAAGGAGGAAAAGAAAGTAAAAAAGATGAAGGAGGAGAAGGAGGAAAAGAAAAAGAAGATATTAGCAGAGTTTATGGTGGGAAAAATGCTAAAAATATGTCAAAAAAAGAAACTAATAAGAAGAGTAGTAAATTAAAAATATAAATAGTATTAATTTTATAATATAATATTAGTATTAATATGAAATATAACTATATGTTATTTATTCTATTATTTATAATTTTTATAATAAGTATATCTTTAGTCATCTATCATTTTGTATATTCTTCATTTGATAGAAAAAATGGAAATTATTATATGAATAAGGAAGAAACATTAGCATTTTTAACAAAAGACGAAGATAATTTTGTTAAAAATTTATCAGAAATTGATTTATATGCAAGAAATGTAAGTTCAATAAATAAATATAAAGAAAACTTTGAAAAAATAGCTGTATCATTTACAGAAAGTGAAATACAAATATTAAATAAGACAACTATAATTGCTGATAAATTATTAAATACTATTAAATTTATAGATATAAATTATATAAATTATATTAATTTAAATGATATAGCAAATATTAAATGGATATTTGCTAAAACAATTATAAATAATAGTGAAAATGATAAGGAAATTAAATATGAAAACGGATTTCCACATACAAGAAAAAATATTATATTTTTATCTAATACTTTTTTTAACTACGACGAAGAGGATATAGTTAAAATATTAATACATGAGAAGATACACATATATCAAAGATATAATGAAGAAATATTTAATAAAGTAATTAAAAAAATGGGATATATTGAATTAGAAAATGAAATAATAGAAAATGACTTCAAATTAAATAACCAACTTAAATATAAAAGATCTAATCCTGATATTAATAACAAAATTTATAAAAAAATATCTACTAATAAAATATTGATATGTACTTATAATAGTGATACTCCTAATAGTATAAGCGATGTAACAGGAGGATATCATAACGAGCATCCTTATGAAGAAATAGCATATGAATTATCTGAATATATTTATGATAAAACTAAAATTGAAACATATAAAAACATATAAAAATATGTTGTTTAATATCTACAATAGTATTAAATGGATGAAGTAATAAAACAAGCTCCTGAAAATATGAAATATGAAGAAATTGAGATTATTTATAATAAAAATGAAAAAAATGTTTTAAATACTCTTATTGAATTATGGGATGTTCAAGAAAAATCTATTAAAAACATAACTGAGTCACAATGTAAATGGGAAGGTATAAGAGAATTATGCGATGATTATGATAAAGAGATGAATAAGTTTTTTGATAAAGCTAAAAATAATAATGTTAATACTAATACGGCAAATACTACTGATACAGCAAATACTACTGATACAGCAAATACTACTGATACAGCAAATACTACTGATGTGTAACTAAAGTATTTTCATAAAAATAATAATTAATTTTATTCTAATAAATTTTTAATATGGTTTATTTCTATTTTATAATTATCTGAAGGAGTTTCTAATATAATTATTGGTATCTTTTTTTTGCTAAGATTTGATATAAAATCATTCATAATATCTACGGATATTTCACCATCTAATAGAACAGAATGTCTATCTTTTAATGACCCTTTTTTAACTAAACTATTATTTAAATGAATTATAGTTATATCAGAACTATTTTTTTTGAATAGAATATTATAAGCCTCTATTAATTCATATCCTAAAGCCCATGTATGTGCTGTATCAAAACATATACCTAAATATTTTTGTTGTTTTTTTGAGAACTCATTATAAAAATCAACGAAGTTATTTAAATTTGTTAATAATTCAGTACCTTGTCCTGCGGGTGTTTCTATAATTAATTTTGTTTTTAAATTTTTAGCTTCCATTACTTTTACTAAATATTCTATTACTGATTTCATATTTTGTAAACCTTTTTCAGGAGATAATCCTACATATTTTCCAACATGTAATACTATACCTTCCGAACCTATCATATCAGAAATTATTAATTGATTAATTAATAATTTTATCCAATAGCAATCTTCTAATAACATAGTTCTTTTACATTCTACACTATCTTTTGCTATATTAATAGTATAAGGAGCATGAATTACTATCTTAAAATTTTCATCTTTTAAATATTTTTTAATATATGGAGCAATTTTAATATAACTTTCCATATTTGAAATAGTATTGCTTCGCGGATTAGATACAAATATCTGTAAAGCGTTTCCTCCATTTTTTTTTATATTATTCATAGTTTCAATAATACCTTTTTCGTCTCGCCCTATATGTGCTCCTATATATATAACATCAGTCATCTCTATATTTATAAAGTATTTATAAAGTTATAATATTATATAAATCATTTTTTATATCTAATAATATAATAAATTAAAAAATTGATTTAAACTATTAAAGAAAATAATATTATAATTAACATAAGTAATATAAATAACTTTAGGTTGCCGATGGCAACAATAGAACAAGTACGTGACGCTGGACTTGATAAGTTTTATACTATTCCTCAAATTTCTCAAATATGTTTAACAAATATAGGTAATATATATAAATGGGATGAATGGGGACTTGTTATAGAACCCAGTGCTGGAAATGGTAGTTTTTTTACAATAATTCCAACAATTAATAAAATAGGAATTGATATTTCTCCTGAACATAAAGATATTATTAAACAGGACTTTTTTACATATAATCCACCAAATAATATTGGTAAGATTCTTGTTGTAGGCAATCCTCCGTTTGGGAGAATAAGTTCTCTTGCTGTTAAGTTTTTCAATCATGCTTCAAAATGGGCAGATGTAATAGCATTTATTATTCCACGAACATTTCGTCGCCCAAGCATTCATAATAAATTAAATACAAGTTTTCATCTTATATTTGACGAAGAAATACCTACTGACCCTTGTTCATTTACACCTCGTATGATGGCAAAATGCTGTTTTCAAATATGGGAGAAAAAAGAATTTAAACGTTCTATTATTGAACTTTCGAAAAAACATGATGACTGGGAATTTTTAGGATTTGGTCCTAATGATATAAAAGGACAACCTACACCTCCTGAAGGGGCTGATTTTGCTATACGTGCTTATGGTGGAAAGTGCGGAGAAATAATAGATAATAATCTTGAATTACTCCGTCCTAAAAGTTGGCACTGGATTAAATCAAAAATAAATAAAAATACTCTCATAGAAAGATTTAATTGTCTTGATTATTCGTTAAGTCTTAATACAGCACGTCAAAACTCTATTGGAAGAGGAGAACTTGTAAGACTTTATAGTGAAATATATGATTAAATGGATCATTAAATCTTCGATTAAATCTTCGATTAAATCTCTGATTCTTGAACTCTAAATTCCATTAATTTTTTCCAACATTCGTCATTAATAGTTGGGCGAATAGCATACTCTTTAGTAGATAATTCATCATTAATAGAATCATTAGTAATAATACCGTGTTCTTTAATAGTTCCGTGTGCGTAACCACCATAAGATACTACTAATTTTTTTATATCAGATTTAGGAACTTTAAATATATATAATTCACCCTCGGTTTCTACATTTTCATATGATAGATGATATGCTGTTAATATATAAATTTCACAATCGTGCGAAGGTCTAATTTGTACAAAATTAAATTTTGTATGATTTGCCCCTCCGAGTGATACTTTAACTTCAGAATTCTTTCCATCCTTGGACAAGTCGCCTGTGCAATTTTCTGCTTTATTTTTATTATAATTGAATTTTGTTCTTATGAATTTTTCAAGCAATGGTCCGTATTTCTGTGCGGATACATCATGTATTACACAATATGTATTTGCTTCTTTTAAAGTAACAAGTTTCATAATTTGTTCTTCGTGATTTACCTTCGAAAGAGCTAAATGTTCTCTTAATCGTTTAATACGCTCTTTTTTATCCATTTGTTGTAATACATATTTTTCTTCTTGACATTTATTATTATCATAGTTATCCGAAGCATTAGGTAACGCGATAGTAGTCATTGCTATAAATGAAACATATCTATTTATAATATTCTATCAAATTTTATATTTTTACTAAATTATAGAAACATTTTTCTTTCCTAATAAAAAATAAAAAATATTATAGCATATTCTATAGTATATAATTTACATAAATATTGTAAAATGTAATAATAATGTAATATAACTTAATATATAACTTAATATATAACTTAATATATAACTTAATATATAACTTAATATATAACTTAATATAATTCATCAGAATAATAATCGCTATCATTATCGCTTAATATATCGTTTTCATAGTAATAATCTTCGCTATTACAACTACATGATACATAATCTTCTTCATAATAATCTTCTTGATTATAATAATAATTGATTTCTTCTTCAGTTACGTCAGATTTTTTCACAAGATTATTATAATATTCATATTTTTTATTAATATTATAATAATGATTATTAATATCGCAATTATCATTTTCTACTTTATTTTTATGTTCATAATCAAGATAATCTCTTCTTGATCTTGTAAAGAAACATTCAGGAGGATTTAATTTATTACTAATATTATCAATAATATTGTTTTTATATTCCATTTCTAATTTTTTTCTATCGCAAGTCTCATCATTTCCATAAAAATCAATATAATTATTAATAACAGCGAGCATTCTCTGAACTTTAATATCATCAATATTATATTTGCGTACAATAAGATGCTTTGTATTGGAATCATATAATTCTTTAATATTATAAATTATATCATTTTTATTAACATTATCAATATTATCAATATTATTATTTAATAAATTTGCAAAATCAATAAATGAACAAGAAGTCATATCAATATATATATGTTATATAAATATATATTATATCAATTTTTATTATTATATATTTATATATAATAAAATAAAAAAACTAAAAAAAAATGTATTGTATTGTATAAGGCAAACAATATAAAGTAAAGATAATTTGTAAAATGTGTTTAGCAATTTGATATTTTTGTAATTATTTTATTAATTTGTTCATTTATCTTATCGATATCAACATTTTGAGAATGTTTATATTCTATATAAATTGTTTTAATAGTTTTATCAATTGTTTTATCAATTGTTTTATCAATATTATTATCATATCTTATAAATAATGATATACGATATGAAATTTTATACTCTTTTATAGTAAATTGGGATATATTATCAATATCGTTAGTACAAGGAAATGTATAATTTGGCTGTTTATCATGTTTAGAAGCAACTACTAAAATATTATCAATAATATCTAAATGTCTCTTAAATTTTGTATAAACATATTGATTATCATTAGATAATTCATAAGTATATACTTTATCTCTGTTATAATATGATATATATTTTTCTACCTTATTTTTTTTATATATATTATCTATTAATTGTTCTAATTTATCGCTCGATGATACATTAATTGAATTTTCATTTTTTTCGTTATTTTTTATCAGATAAATTTCAATTAAATTAACATCATTAGCTATATATTTATTGATATCTATTTTATAATTCATTATAATTTATAATTATTTAGAGTTATATATATATATCATTTTTTACTATTTATATATAAAAAATTGATAGAATAGTATAATTAATTATACTTTGAATTAAATTATGAGTACAAATTATAAATTATATAATTTAGAAGAGGAAATAAAAAAATATTCGAATGAAAATTCAAACAAAACTGATGAACAAATAAATCAATATAATAAACATAAAGTTAGGGATGAATTTCATAGCTTACTACTTAATAATATATATATGTCCCCATTAGAAGCTACTGATTTAGAGATAGGTGTATTCAATTGTACAATAGATTATGCCTTATCTAATAAAATTCAATTATCTTGGAAATGTCAATTATTTATAGATACATATATTAATATTGCTCGCAGTATTTACTCTAATCTAAAAACAAATAGTTATATTGGTAATAAAGATTTGCTAAAAAGAATGACAGAATATAAGGAATTCAATCCACATATGCTTCCGTATATGCAATGTCATAATATCTTTCCAGAAAGATGGAAAAGTATTATTGATAAAGACAATTTGCGAATTAAAGAAGCTTACGAATTTAATATCGTAGCTATGTCTGATATGATTACATGTATGAGATGTAAAAGTAAAAAAGTAAGCTATTATGAATTACAAACAAGATCTGGTGATGAAGCGTCAACATTATTTATGGAATGTTTAATTTGTGGTAAAAAATGGAAACAATAAAATATTTATTATCTAAATTTCTATAATATAATCAAAAAGTTCGCTTAATATATAGTAAGCAATTCCTATATATATTTTATTTTCATTGTTTTCTACTAATTCCAATATATTATTATAATATTTCTTATTTAAAACAAAATGTTGTATAGCATTTTGTATTCCATAATCATTTATTAAATTTTCAATATCTTTTTTTTCATATATAGGTAGATTAATATGATTATAAATATATGTATTAGTATTATTTATTAATACTTCTTTATTTTCGTGTTTAATATTTCTAATTTTACTATAAATACAATCTGCGATTAGATTATGTTCATCTTTTAGTATTATTTTATATTTATACGACATATTATTATCTTTTAGTATTATTTTATATTTATATATATTATAGCTATGATTTAGATAATTTAGATAATTTATCTAATATTCTCGCTATTTTTTATTATAGTATTGTATCATTTGTTCTATTATTTTAACTAAATATAAAAATTTGATAAAATAGCATACTATTCATACTATTCATACTATTCATACTATTTTAGTATTACTACGCTAAATACCTAAAGTCTTACACGAATAACGCTTACATTTTGAACAGATTAATAAAATGACTACTACTCCAAATACCTTATCTCTTATTTTCAAGGAACGTATTCGGGAAATGCCAAATAATCTTGATGATAAGGAAATCCTGGCATATGCTAAGATTATTAAGAATATTATAGAGTTGGAAAATGATTTAAAGCAGATAGGAAGGGAAGAAGCTAAGGCACAAACTGCTTTCTCGTGTGTTTTCAAGGAACGTATTCAGAACATGCCTGATGATATTAACGATAAGGAAATCTTAGTATATGCGAAGAATATTATAAAACTGGTTAAGGATATAAACAAAATAGGGAAAGGAAAGAAGATTCCTAAAAATAAGGATTAAATAGTATATATAATATATATTACGTATTTTTATATTTTCTTTAATATTTCTTTAATTTTTCCCTTCATATTTTTTTATTTTTCTGTTCTGGTAATAATTTGTTCTATTATTTTAACTAAATATAAAAAATTGATAAAAGCATATTATTAATACTACTACGCTAACTACTAAAGTCTTACAAAGTCTTAAAAAGTTACTCCCCAAAGTCTTAAGAAAGTCTTACAAAGTCGTATTACGAAAGA